TAGGTAGCATTGACAAAACCTAGCTTTACCTCCGTGTCAATTTTAAATGGCCGGTGAGTATGCTTTATGGTGGACCTGGCGGGAGTCGAACCCGCGTCCAGAATGCCTTCACTTTGAAGGGATTACAACAATTCCTTACATGAAAACGTGTATCAAAACAAATATAACAATTAAAACTGTTACAATGAGTTGATGCGCTTTCATATTACTTACGTTTCTTAAGTACCCTACGAGCAGTAGCCTTAACTGAACGAGGATGATGTGCCTTAAATTTAGCCATCTTTGTCTCCTAATTATGCAGGCTGAATGTTGCTAGCCTGCTGTCCTTTTTGACCCATAGTTACTTCAAATCTTACACTCTGACCTTCTTGTAGCGTTTTAAAGCCATTTGATTGAATCTGTGAAAAATGCGCAAATAAGTCTGCGCCGCCATCGTCCGGAGTAATAAAGCCAAAACCCTTGGCGTCGTTAAACCATTTTACTTTTCCTGTTACCATTGTTACTTTCTTCCTATTAAAACACTATTATAGTGTCATGTATTTAGTAGAGCAATCAATTTGACAAAAAGAAACTAAATATTAGTGTATTAAAAAGCCGGGAGCGAATCGATGGCATTATTAGACTCAGTATTAAACTTGGTTACTAAACAACCAAAAGACACAGACGCACCCAAGCCGCCAGCTGGTTCACGTAGCGAACGTGAAGCACGAATCAAAGACAAAGCAGGCATGGTTATCAGTATCTTTGCGCTATTGTTAGCGGTTAATGCATGGTATGGTGGCAAGTTGTCCAGCACAGTGTTAAACAATACCCTAGGTGCCAACAATGCTTGGGCACAATACCAAGCTAAAGTTAGTCGAGGTGTCAGCTATGAACTTGCTGCCAAGACCACTACTGATACAAAACTCAAAGCAGAATTCATGTCTGAGAAAGTACGTATGGACCTAGACAAGAAAACTATAGCCGACCAAGCTCGAGTAATGGAACACGAGCGTGATGAAGCCAAAAAGTCCAGCCCATGGATTGGTTATGCATCAACTGCGTATCAGTTGGCCATTGTTGTGTTATCAGCAAGTATTTTAGCAGTTAGCATGGGCATGTTCTGGGGTAGCTTTGTGGTAGCAGGCGTTGGTATAATATTGAGCCTGAACGGATTGTTCCTCTGGTTCTAAAGGAGCTAGCGGTGTGGACCCAATTACAATCGGACTTGCATTTTCAGCCGCTCAGTCTGCTGTAAGTTATATTAAACAAGCTGTTGCACTAGGCAAAGACATCAACAGTCTTGCAGGGCAATTCAGTAAGTTTTTTGAATCCTCAGATTCTATCCATCGTGAACGAACAAAGTTAAAAGCCAAAGCTAATCTACTGGGCAAAACAGATGCAGAGCTAGGTCACGAAGCACTTCAAATTGCCATGCACAGTGATGCTCTACGTCAAGCAGAGCGCGAACTCAAAGACATGATTCTTTGGCAACTAGGCAAGCCACAAATCTGGGAACAAATGATTGCCGAGCGTACTAGACTGTTCAAGGCACGTGCCGACGCCCAACGTGCAGAAGAAGAACGTGAATTAGCGCACAAGAAGAAAATGGCAGATCAATTTATGTTTGGAATGTATTTTATAGCAGGGTCTGCTGTTGTGTTTGCAATTGCAATGGGAGGCGTTGGTATATACGGTGCAATGGAAGAAAAACGAATATATGAAGAAAAGGTTGCCAAGAGACTCCTAGTTATACGTCAGCAACAAAAAGAACGTGATGCTCGAGAACAGAAAGAGCGTGAAGATTACGCTAAAAACTAAAGGATAAGTCATGTACTTTAACATTGTCATCACAACAAACGATCTAATATTCTTTTTATGCATGATACCGTTCCTAATGGTGTTTGGTGTTATGTTCAAAGACTGGTACAATGACAAAGATAGGTATTGACTCACTATGTTTGAATGGATCTTAATACTTGCACTAGCCAAGGAACCAGATATTAAAAAATGGCCTGAGTGGGAGTGTGTGCGATGGACTTGGTCAGGTGATGTGTATAATCGCAGAGTAGTTTGCTTGGAATGGAGAAAGCGGGAGAACCGATGGATCCCTTGACCCTTTTTGCATTGGCTAATGGAGCAGTCTCTGCTGTCAAGGCCGGCTGTAAACTTTACAAAGATATCAAAGGCGCGGCTGGCGATGTAAAGGATGTGATTAAAGATCTCGATGCACAATTTCAAAAATTACATCCTCCAGAAAAACCGCCTACAGTAGCACAGAAAAATGCCTACATAGAAGAAAAAAATCGTGTAATTACGTTGAACAAACGAGCCAACGCAGATGACCATACTAGCATCTACACAGAGATCGGCAATCATCTTGGCACATACTATGATAATTTTTACAAATGCATGGCTGTGTTCGAAGTAGAGGAACGAAGGGCAAAGACTGAAGTTTACACAGGCGATGACAGTCTAGGCAAACGTGCTTTACAACGTGTGCTGATGCGTAAACAATTACAACAAATGGAAGTTGAATTACGTGAACTAATGGTCTATCAAAGTCCTAAAGAACTGGGCGCATTGTACACTGAAGTAGAAGAAATGATGGCACAAATGGGTAAGGAACAAAAAGTCCTTATTACTCAACAAATGCAACGGCAAGCCATAGAAAACAAACGCAAGGCCGCAAAAAGAAAACAACTCAACATCCAGTTTGCTTGGGGGATAGGAGTATTGATTATAATCTTTTTTTTCTTTTTTATAATGATGTTGGTAGCACAGAGTCGACAGCAAATGTACCCACAATATGGTAATGGGTTCTTTCCAACATCTGAGGAAGAACGTCGCCGAGAAGCTCAGCCGCATGTTTATATAGGAAGGTAAATACTCTATTAAAGAACACACCTTAGGACCCGTTATTCGTAACGGAGTGTGCGCCGGCTGCTGGCGCGAGAGGCTAGGCCGGGAATCCTAGGCTTTCGAAAGTGAGCACTTTTATTTTAATTGCCATTCAAGCCACATTAAGAACGCGGTAATTAACAATGTCAATATTAGAACAATTTGTGGTAATCTCATATTTTGTATAGTTTAAAAAAGTAAGTAACTAACGTGCCAGCCACAAAACACCAGCACAACACATCAATCTGTTTTTGTCGGTCATGATCCATAGCAGACAATTCAGCTTTGTATTCTTTTTCTATAACAGCTTTTTCAGCTTCTACTTTAGTCCATGCATCCTTGCCGTATTTTTGAATGGTTTCTGCTTTTAGTCTGGCCACATCACGTTCATACTTCATTTTAGATTCAAACTTTTCAAGAGCCCTGTATTCAAGAGTTGATTTTCGATGTTGCTCTGCTAGTTTAGATTTTATACGGGATTCATGCTCGCGCCGAACGGTAGCCTCCATATCAGCCTGCTGGCTTGATACAACTGCTCCTAATTCCTTGCCTGCACTTTGGGCTGTTTTAAGTGCCGTTGTTGCGGATTTGACTCCGTCAAGCATGTTGTTGCTCCTGTTATTAAAAGTATTTACTTGCAATAGCAATAATATTAAACTCTACTGTTATTATTACAACATGTTAATTTTCCAACATGTTAAAAAAACAACACCTTAATTTTTTAGATAAATATTTGTCAGGAGGACACAACCATGAAACAGAAAAAACTACTAGTTAAACTGTACAGGGCTTGCGTCGACCATGATACAGAAACGGTTTTTGAACTCAAGAAGAAAGAGTTCGCTAAGATACTGAAACACAAGGCCGAAGGCAAACCATTTACAGCAAAATGGGTTTTGGTACAAGTTTAACACAAATGTAATCTTTCAAACACGATACTACGATAAATATTGCTATGCAAAAAACTTATCGTAGTATTTTTGTGAGTGATGTCCACTTAGGTACAAAAGACTGTAAGGCGGAACAACTCAATAATTTTCTCAAGCACAACACCTGCGATACTCTCTACCTCGTTGGTGATATCATTGATGCGTGGAAGATACAACAAAACAAATGGCGATGGAAACAGAGCCACACTAACGTAGTACGCAGAGTACTTGGCCATGCCAAACGCGGTACCCGTGTGGTATTCATAGCAGGCAATCATGATGAATTCTTAAGGCCCATGATACCTTATGGTTTCAATTTTGGCCTTATAGAGATACACAATCAAACGGAACACATTGGTGCAGACGGTAAACACTATCTTGTTACACATGGTGACTTATTTGATGGCATCACTAGACTGGCACCATGGATTGCGTTCTTAGGAGACAAGGCCTATGACATTATTCTTACACTCAACAATAAATTTAATTGGATTCGGCGCCGTATGGGTTTTGGGTACTTTAGCCTTAGCAAGTATCTTAAGTACAAGGTTAAAAAAGCAGTAGACTTTATATTCAAGTTTGAAGAAAACTTGGCTAACTATTGTAAGAAGCGTGGCTTTGACGGTGTCATATGTGGACACATACACCACGCAGAGATCAAAGAAATCAACGGTGTCACATACATGAATGACGGAGACTGGGTTGAAAGTTGTACAGCACTTGTAGAACATCACGATGGCCGTTGGGAAATTGTAACATGGACCAAACAGAATGACAAAGACGATACTGATAATAACTGATAACTTACCGGAGCAGATCAATGGCGTTGTCACAACTTACAAAAACATCGAGGCTTGTGCGGTTCTGGATGGTTATTGCGTTGTTTACATTACTCCCAGGGACTTCCGCCACTTTGATTGTCCTGGCTACAACGAAGTCAAGATTGCCATTACCTGGCAGATGGGCAAGAAGATTGAGGCGATCAGTGCGGATTATATCCATATCGCCACAGAGGGTCCTGTTGGTCTGTCTGCTAGAAAATATCTTTCAAAACATCGTCTTAGGTACAATACTGCTTATCATACTAAGTTTCCTGAAGGACTCCGTGCTTTATTTGGAATACCTGAAGCCATTACTTGGCCTTTAGTACGTTGGTTCCACAAACACGCAGGCAAGGTGTTGACTACTACAGACACAATGGTAGCAGAGTTGCGGGCACATGGATTTGATGGTGATGTTATTCCTTGGACACGCGGTGTTGACCGTAGTATATTCAATCCAAGTCAACGTACTGGTACTGTGGTAAATGGTCCTATACTAGTATGTGTTAGCAGAGTCAGTAAAGAAAAGAATTTAGAAGCTTTCTTTGAAATGCCCTATGCGGGTGTTAAGTTTATGGTGGGTGATGGTCCCATGTTGGAAGAGTACAAGGAAAGCTATCCTGATGTAAAATTTGTAGGTGCCAAGCGTGGTCAAGAACTAGCCAAGTATTTTGCCATGGCGGATGTGTTTGTGTTTCCTAGTCGTTGGGAAACATTTGGACTGGTAATGATTGAAGCAATGGCTTGTGGCACTCCCGTAGCAGCCTATCCTTGCCAGGGTCCTTTAGATGTCATAGATGAAGGCGTCACCGGGTGTATGCGTGAGGACTTGGCACAAGCAGTCACTGATGCGTTACTATTAGATAGATCCAAAGTTTTAGCAGGTAGTCAGCGTTGGACATGGGAACGTGCCTGGACTATCTTTAGAGACAATTTAGTATCTGTAAAATCATTGTAATCAATTATCCGTTAAATAATTATGTGCCACAAGCACACTAACCACAAGGGGCTCAAAATGAAACTTGAAATGACAGTACACGGGTTAAATGTTAATTTAGAATTAGACGATGATGCATACAACGGTTTAGAAGTTTTACAGCACGTAAAAGACCTAGTTGATGAACTATCATCATACGACAAAGTTATGTTTTCAGTAGTATCAGTATCTGATGACGAAGACTTTGAACAAGCTGAAGAAGAAAACGAATATTACGAAGATATGACAGCAGAAGAACATGTTGCACAATCAACATGGCCATTTCCAGAAGGCGGGTTGGACGACCAAGGTACAGAAGTAGTTGCTTTTGTTGAATCAGAACAAAAAGCAGATTAATAGTCAGTTTAAATCGGCCACAAAGATTGAGTGGTGCCGGAACTCGTAACCAGCACTAAAGAGCCTAGGCTCTTTTTTTACGGATAAATACTAGATGGATAAAATAATAGCAACGTTAGTGATGACGCACATTACAATAGTATGTGTTACCCTATACCTACATAGATGTCAAGCACATAGAGGGCTTGAATTCCACCCTGTAATAAGCCATTTTATGCGACTTTGGTTATGGCTAACTACTGGCATGACTACTAAACAGTGGGTAGCAGTACACCGCAAGCATCATCAAAACACAGACGTAGAAGGTGATCCGCACTCGCCGCACGTATTTGGCATATGGAACTTAATATTCGGCGGAGTTAAGTATTATAATCAAGCAGGCAGTGATGCTCATATGGTTATGAAGTACGGGATGGGAACTCCCAAAGATTGGATCGAACGAAAACTGTATACACCCCACCATCGCCTTGGCATTCTTGTAATGCTGATCATAGATCTATTGTTATTTGGGCCATGGGGATTCTTAGTGTGGGGTGTTCAGATGATATGGATCCCGTTTTGGGCCGCTGGCTTTATCAACGGTATTGGACACTGGTGGGGATATCGTAATGGTGAAACTAAAGATCATTCACACAATGTAAGTCCCTGGGGTATCTTGATTGGTGGGGAAGAACTACACAACAATCATCACTTGGATCCTGCTAATCCTAAACTAAGCCGTCGTTGGTTTGAGTTTGACATTGGCTGGATGTGGTTTAAATTATTTGAGTTGCTAGGGCTTGCTCATCAACGTGTCAACAAAGTCTAATAACAACTGATGTTGTTGTCCGTTGTGATATTTGCCACGCATCCAACTATAGTTTTCATACCAATGACGTTCGCTTTCAGGATGGCATCCTATTAAGCCAAGTCGTCCTTGTATTATTGCCATAGCGTCACCGTTGGCGTAAGTTGCTATGGCATCGTACTTACCGTTACCGACCAAAGCACACCCATCGTAAAAAAACATTTCTGTATCAGTGCCATTCCAGTTGATTTTAATATTTTTAGCATGAGGTCTCCTTGTATCTGTTCTAGGTCTAGTTATGTACTGAACAGCATCTACATCTTCTAGCATATTTAGATAATGTTTACCAGCCCAATATGCACCCATACATATTCCAAGATATTTGCCACCTTGGTGGACAAATTGTTTTATTCTGGGGCCGTTGTTTCCTAACAGATAATCAAAGCTAGACGCATCCCCTATCCCCCCAGGAACAGCAATACAATCTACACCGTCAAAAAAATCCGCCTCTAACTCATGGCGGGTAAAAATTTTAAAATTGTAATGACTACTTAGTGATTTAATAATCCCATTGCCTGACTGTACAGAACATTTGGGTTGATGCAAAAATAATGCAATTGTAGGTTTCATTTCATAGTCTTAATAATGTTGAGCTATAAATTCAGCTTTAAACGGCTATACCTGCGTTCTTCTTTACTTGTGCTAGTTCGTCAGTTGGTTCTTGTTCGACGGGCTGTGGTTGTGTGGCAACTACTGGAGCCGGAGCAACTGGTTTTTCTTTTGCAGGTACAGGATTAGCAACTGGCTTCACCGGTGCAGTTATGGTTGGCTCAGGTAATTCAGTACTTGCGGTATTTTCTAACTTAGAAACATCGGTTAAGTTCTTTAACAAACCGCCAATCTCAACAACATTGCGGGCCGCAGTATCTTGTACATATGAACGTAATTGTACAAACAGCGATTTATCATTTTTTACACGTTTTGCTTTTTCAGTTTTTGGATATCCATAAACTAGTAATTTGTAATTAGCGCCTTCCATGTTTAACACTGGAACTAGATCATAATTTTGCAATGCTTCATATAGAGCAGGCCCAAACTCTAATTCAGTATAGGCTTTCTTGGCACTAGGACTAATAATAACTAGTCGAATTTCTTCTCCTAGTGTAGCATGGTGAACTACGCCCTTGGTAACTGTAGTGACAAAATCATATTCTTCAGAGTCATCTGACCCGGCAAGTTTACGCTTAATTTCTTTATAGATATAGTTATATGCTTTCTTAGTACCATGTAAGTAGTTATATGCTCTAACCTGTGATATTTTAGCACTACGTTCAACTTGGCTCATTGGTTTATAGTTAGCTGGTATAGGTTCGCCTTTCTTTGGAGCAGGAGGCGGCGGCGCTTTAAAGAATTTACGTATCTCTTCCGGGATACCAAAACCAACTGTACTTGTAAAGAAATTATTAATATGATCAAATTCATAACCACTTACAGCACCAATATGTTTAACTGTAGCTGTCTTGATGCTTAACAATCTTTCCTTCTTTCCGTTAACTGCAATCCATAAATCTGCCTTTGTACTATGCTGTGCTTCGGAAGTTGCGCCGTCTGCTGTGACTTCAATCATATCTCCGTTGGCAGCATTTTGTATTTTTTCCAATGCCGTCTTTACATTGCTAGATTCGTTTACATAAGTAGCACAGTCCATATACAGTCTATAAATCTCTTTAGCCTTGTCGTATTGTAAAAATTCTTGTGGCTGCTGTGCGCTCATTTGTAGAGCTTTAAAATCATTACCGCTGAGTATAATTTTTAATTGTAATTCTTTATCGTAGGCCTTTGTCTTAATTATAGTACTAGTTAAATTTTGTACATTGTGGAAAATATCCGGCCCGGTAATAACATCGCCATGCCGTTCAAATTTTGTAACAACAGCAACAGCCATAATACCTTCTGCTACGTTACCCTTGTTCCACCATTTACTATTAGTGGCTTCGCCGGTGCCACTAACTTTTTGTTTGATATCTTTGGTTTTTTCTATTTGATTAAGTCTATATGAATTACCGTCTTCTGCAGGCAATGGTAATGTTTTTAGTATTGTTACTTGTTCTAGACTTGCTACTTCTTTTTTATCTGTACCAGTTGGATTCCATACTTTTTCAAGCATGTCAGCTACTTGTGGTTTAAATGTAACTGTTTTAACAGTTTTAGGAGTTGTCGTAGTTTTATCAATTGTAACTTGGATTTCTGATCTGTTTCTAATTAGATCAACTATATTACGATAGTAATTACTGTTTCTCGCCGCAAGAGTATTAGGGTCGATGGTTTCTTCGGAAATAAGGTGTTTAAAGTCAGCAAATCGCATAGTACAATATTTATACTATTTCCGGGAACAGACATTCCTGGATAAAGTGTTGTACATCTTCCTCACTTAGCCCTAAACTGACCATTACCCGCGGTGTATGGGGGTTGCATTTCTGATTTTGTGCGTAGTAGTTCTGCGCTAGTGTAGTATCTATTGCGGTGTTGTTTGTTTCAGAGACTGTGCTTAAATAGTGTGCAACAGTAGTTCTTGCTAGATTTGTAATTTGTTCTAGTTCTTCTGGATCTTGTACGTTGCCAGCGGCTACCATGCTTCCACTGAATATGTTAGTGGCCCACTCAGGTAAAGCACGTTCTTTGCGCCATTCTAGTTTGGCAACTTCATCGTGGAACCACTGCATCATAGGATGGTCAGCATCGCCTGCTTTTGAGTAATCGTGAAAACAGCCTGTGATCTTGTTCTTACCAGCAATAACATCAAAACCGTAAATCGGTGCTGGATTGTGAATGTGTGGAAAGATACAACAGTGCATCATCCATAGTCCTTTGCTTTCCCTAGCGTCCACTACATCAACGTGTGCCCTTCGATATGATTCGCTAGTCCATACACGATTGACCCAACCTGGTTGATTAAAGCGATCCATACCTGGCTCAAATATTTCCATGCCGGTTGCATCAAAACTTTCTTCTAACAGGGTTTGTATTTCAATCAATGTATCCCAGACTTTACTCATTGGGTACCAACGTCATCATTTCTTCAAATAATTTACCAGCATACCCGAAGCATACAATTGCTTCATCGGCTAAACTGTCATCTAATTTAGCACGTAGAATATTTTTAATAGTATCCGGTTCGTCGCCGAACTGATACATACGACCAGCACCTGGAACACGTTTAGCGATCATTTGTCCTCCAGATAAATCACCGAAGTGCCTAACATATAAATGTGCTAGTAACTTTTTAGGATCATCTTTAATGCTAAGAATGTATTCAATATATTCTTTAACTACTGGACATATATATGGTTGGTCGTTATCGTTGCCCCATAATTCTATAAAGTCTTCTAATATAGCAGGAGCTCTTCGAATAGCAGGGTAGTCACTCATCAAACCGTGTGGCATAGCACATACTTCAAGTATTTCATAACACGGGTGCTGATTCTTAAGGAATGTTGCGTATAATTTAGGATCAATTTTGCCCGAAAATAAAACTTTTACAAACGGTTTAGTCTCTGCAGATTTGTGTGCTTCGTGCGTTAGATCTTTTAGGCTCATTCTTCTTCCAATTTAATTTGTAATGGATATCCGTTAGTGCGGGATTGTGTAGTTGCCTCAACTGCTTTAGCTTCAGCAATTTCAAAACTATATATACCGGCAACACCGCTTCCAGTTTCATGTACAGTCAGCATGATGTCATGTGCTGTTTCATGTGTATGTTTAAAGATCTCAATTAGTAAAGAAATTACAAACTCCATCGGAGTTGATTCGTCGTTTAGCAAAATAACTTTCCAGCGTTTTGGCTCGGATACTGTTACTTTAATTTTTTCATCTAATTGGATATCAGTCGTTGACATTATGTTCTCTTTCAAAGTGGGGGAGTTTCCTCCCCCGGTTTATTATTTAATCTCGATTTGACGAGGCTTCAATGCTTCTGGCACAAGACGCCGAATGTCAATTTGTAACATTCCGTTTTCTACCTTTGCACCTCGAACTTCCATGTACTCAGCAAGAGTAAATGTCTGTTCAAAATCGCGAGCTGCCAATCCACGATGCAAATACTCGATCCCAACATCTACGTTAGGACGATTCTTAATACCACGGATCGTCAGTTGGTCTTGATCCACTTCTACAGTGACTTCTTCTTTGGAGAAGCCTGCCACAGCAACTTCAATACCATAACTGTCATCACTATATTTTACAATATTATGTGGAGGATAGTTACCATTTTGGTGATGTGGCGCAGTAAAGTAGCGATCAAACCCTACTAGTGCTTTGCTCAGTTGTGCTAGAGCGGCTGTGTCAATTGTTCTTAATTGTGTCATTTTAGATCTCCTTATAGCAAGAACAGTTGTAGGACCCCGAAGGCATCCTACTTGTTTACATTATATTACTTCTTTTCTGTAGGGTCAACTTCTTTGAAGCTAGCGTCTACAGTTTGTTCGCCTGAAGCATCGGCGTTTGATTTTGCTTGTTCAGCGGCTTGCTTTTTGGCAAACACTGAACTTGCGCTCTCAAATAGTTTTGAAACAGCTTCGTTAATCTTTTCTACATCTTCACCAGATACTGCTTCGGTTAGACTTGATTTAGCTGTTTCGTATGCTGTCTTTTCTTCTTCAGTTAATTGATCTTTAAATTCTTCAAAATCTTTATTAACTGAGTGTGCAGTACCTTCAGCTTGGTTACGTGCATTGATTAATTCTGCGGCTTTCTTATCTGACTCTGCATTTTCTTCAGCTTCTTGTACCATGCGTTGGATTTCAGCTTCAGTCAATCCACTATCAGATTTGATAGTAATCTTATTTTCTTTGCCAGTGTTTTTATCCTTGGCACTTACGTTAAGAATACCGTTGGCATCAATATCTAAGGTAACTTCAATTTGTGGTGTGCCACGCATTGCCGGAGCGATACCTTCAAGATTGAATTCGCCTAGTAGTTTGTTGTACTTAAACAGTTCACGTTCACCTTGTGCAACTTTGATAGTTACAGCTGGTTGATTGTCTTCTGCTGTCGAGAACGTCTGTGAGTGTTTTGTTGGGATAGTCGTGTTCTTACCAATCAACTTGGTAAACACACCGCCCATTGTTTCAATGCCCAGTGTTAATGGAGTAACGTCAAGTAACAACACGTCTGTCTTATCGCCTGATAATACAGCGCCTTGTATAGCGGCACCAGCGGCAACTGCTTCGTCTGGGTTTACATCTTTACGTGGAGCCTTGCCAAACAGTTTCTCAACTGCTTCTTGCACTTTGGGCATACGTGTTTGTCCACCAACTAAGATAACTTCGTCAATGTCTGCGGCAGTTACTTTAGCATCCTTCATGGCAATCTTACATGGCTCGATTGAACGCTCGATTAGTTTGTCAACCATTTGTTCAAACTTAGCACGAGTAATAGTTACATTCAAATGCTTAGGACCACTTGCATCTGCTGTGATATATGGCAAGTTGACTGCTGTTTGTTGTGTGCTCGACAGTTCAATCTTGGCCTTTTCAGCAGAGTCTTTCAAGCGTTGCAATGCTAACATATCTTGTTTAAGATCGATGCCGCTTTCCTTCTTGAACTCTTCAACTAGGTGATCCATGATAACTTGGTCAAAGTCTTCACCGCCTAGGAATGTGTCACCGTTTGTTGATAAAACTTCAATTTGCTTGTCGCCATCAATGTTGGCAATTTCAATAATAGAGATATCAAATGTACCACCGCCCAAGTCGTATACCGCAATCTTGCGATCACGCTTGTCTTGTTTGTCTACACCGTAGGCCAGTGCGGCGGCGGTTGGCTCGTTAATAATACGTAGCACTTCTAAGCCAGCGATACGCCCTGCATCTTTAGTTGCTTGACGCTGGCTATCATTAAAGTAGGCAGGAACTGTAATTACAGCCTGTGTTACTTCTTTACCTAGATAGTCTTCAGCAGTCTTTTTCATTTTGCGAAGTACTTCAGCTGACACTTGTTGTGGCGCTAGTTTTTCTCCATTTGCCTCAATCCATGCATCACCATTGTCTGCTCGGACAATACCGTAAGGCATCAAGTCAATGTCTTTTTGCACTTCCTTCTCGTCAAACTTACGTCCAATAAGGCGCTTGCTTGCGTAGATAGTATTCTTTGGATTTGTGACTGCTTGTCGTTTTGCTGTTGCACCTACTAAGATTTCGTCTTTAGTATATGCAATGATTGATGGTGTTGTTCTAGCACCTTCGCTGTTTTCAATTACTTTAGCAATTCCATTTTCTAAGATTGCTACACAGCTATTTGTTGTACCTAAATCGATACCGATGATTTTGCTCATATTGTTCTCCTTTAATTAAGCAAGAATATTGTAAACCCTTTACGGCGTCTACAATTTTATTTATCCCGAGATAATCTCTTCGTTAAAAATATTTGACCATTTTTTAAGTTTTTCTATTTTGGCTAGTTTTGCGGATTCTAACGTTTCTTCGTTTATAACCCCCATGTTTAGCAGTATGTCTACCATAGCTAACAAGTCTCCTAGTTCTTCTTCTAGGTGTTCACAGTTAGTTTTGGGCTTGCCCGGCTTTAAATTATCTAGTCCAAACCTATGACATTTACTAACTGCTTGTATTACTTCTGCACATTCTTCACTTAGAATGTTCATTACTTCTCTTTCTCGATTATTCATATATTACCTTTGATTTGCAAATGGTGCGATATAATCGCCTGCGCTTGTTGTGCTAGTTCGTAATGTGTTATAAACATTTTGAATGCCCACTGCTTGATTCCAAGCATCTTGCAATGCGTGGTGAGCTGTTACTGGCGGACGTTGTGGATTAATACCTAAGTCGAATGCTGTACGCACATCACGCACTTCCCAGAATTTCCAAGGAACTGCACGATTAACTTTTTTAAATACATGTTCACAAATTACAATATCGAAACAACTGCCGTTGGACCAAACTCTTTTAGCACCCCAACAAAATTTATACAGTTGTTCAAACGCATCTCGAATATGTATTCTATCGTCCGTATTAAACGCTTCTTCTTGGGCTTCTTTACTTTGATTGGCCCACCAAGCAATCGTATCGTCATTGGTAACTAATCCAATTTCGTCACAACTATCAAGATCAACTCGTACATAAAACGGAGTCATTGATGGCTCTTGAGCTTCTCTACCAAACGGATCAAATTTTACAGCGCCTATGGTAAGAATGGCGGCATCCGTAGATGTCGCCAATGTTTCTAAGTCAATCATAATATCTGTATTTGCCATGTAAGCTCTTTCTTTATTGTGAACTTACATTGTAACAGATTTATAATTCTATGTCAATACATTTTCTTAGGTAAACTTTCTTTTTCGAGCTTCTTGCGCCAACGAGCTCGGGCCGCACCTTTTTTACGTTTGCGTTCTGTCGTTGGTTTTTCGTAAAATTCTTTGGCACGTAATATGTCCAACGTTCCAGCTTCCTCGATTTTCTTTTTAAATCGTCGTAACGCTGAATTTATATTTTCACCGTCTTTAACAGTAACACCTGTTCCGACTTTCTTATTCTGAATCATCTGCATCATCCTCTTCTTCGTCTTGGTTTTGAATTTGTTCTACAATGAAATCTAAATCCCAAATTCTATTTTTAGATATCAAATTGTATGGCGTAATTTCATCGTTAGTTATATAGTGTGCATTAGGTTGCGATATCATAAATGTAATAAACTGTTTAGTAACCGGATCACAATTGTCAACGTCAATTATAACTACATCAGTTTGGTGACAAATACTCAGTAACCAACTAGTATCGTTATCGTTTTGATCATATATGAACACATTCAAATCATCTATGCTTTTGCTTAGAATTGCTTGAAACTGCTGTTTAACATGATTAGACGGTTTAACTAACAAGTAACTTAGTGTTAGGTTAAAAAGTTTATCAGGCGGCGTTATTACTGTTATTTTTCCTAAGTTCATAAATCCTACTTACAAAGTATTCTATTTTGTCTGTTGTATAGTTACTAAACTTAGGACCTTTATTCTTTGTTTCATCAACAAACTTAGCCAATTCTGGATCAGTTGTTGCATCTACTTCTAAAGTATCAAAAACTTTCGCTCCATACAACTTATATAATTCATCTCTTGGTCGAGCATTTGATCTACTAATTATCTTAGACCAAATTGTTTCTTCACCTTGCTCGGCGTTTTGCACATATCCTACGATCGGTTCTTGACTTGAATGTGTCTCGTCTCGTCCTTCGTCATATAAGTCTTTTTTTTTGAATCTTCTGGTTCAATTACTTCTGTAAAGTCTGGCTTAATTCTATCGCCTGTTACTGCTGAATAGTTTTCAGGGATATATTTTTGGGCCTCTGCTTCTATAATTTCTTGTTTTTCTTGTTGTATTGCCTGTTCAGCCTCTTCAATCATCTTGTTCCATTGTTCAAGCGGTATGTCTTCTACCGTTTCTACTGGCTTTTCCTCCGTTGCTGTTATATCACCTCCTAGTGCAGTCAACGGTGTTTCGCTTGGAACTTCTTCTGTGTGTGTTTGTTTGATTTCTTCTTCAGGAATATATTCTTGTGGTTGGGGCACAAAATCATTGATGCTTACAGGTACTGGTTCTGTTACGGGAGTTTCAGTATGTGGTACTGTATTATGTAAAAGATGTTTGTCATCCTCTTCCCTTTTCCAACCAAATGTCATTTGTGCGGCCAACAGCATAATAACTGCTAATGGATCAAATACAATAACAATAAGGATAATAATCCATGTTACTGCTCGTTCCAGCATGTTTTCATCTGCGCCATGGTCGCCGTAGATAAACTTGGCAATGTATTTTATTGGCCCAACTTCGGCCTCGACCTTGCGTACTTCTGCCGCGATTGGAGCACGCTCTTGGCTAACTGCGGCAATAGTTTTCTGTTCGGCTGTGATCTCAGACTGAAGCCTTGCACGTTCCTTTTGCTGACTACGTCTAATTTGAACTGCTTTCTCGGCACCTTTTTCATCACTGCTTCGGCCCATGACCTGGTCCACAGCTTCATCCATCTGTTTAAGAGCTTTACGGTTTGCATCTATATTGTCTTTGCTTGTTTTAATCTTTTCGTCATAGATAGCAATCTTACTTTGAACATCGCCACTTACTAGATTTTGGTCGTTGTGTGCTTTTGAAAGGAATCCAAAAATACCCATCGAGGTAATAATCATTAACACAACTACTGAAATGATCATGTAGTATTTTATAAAACGTGGAGCACGTTCCCAGTTAGCTTTGAGCCAGCTAGCACATACTAGTTTGCCAATCTCTAGGGCTGATCCCATAATAATAATTGGAATTACTGCCGCAGAGAATATTGCGGTCAAACCTACTACTGAATAGTAGATTGCGACCGCAGATATTATTAATCCAGTAAGAAGTAGTAACCAGGCTAAAATCATCAGTGCCTTATATTATTCTGCGTCGGCCGCAGAGTCAAGGGTTACAAGTTCAGTACCGTCAATTTGAACAACAGTGATGTCTGCTAAAATGTCTGCGGCAGTGTCTGGCGCGGTAACTGTGATTGATAGTTGGTTGTTATTTGGAACGCTTGACACTATGCGTGTTGATGATGTTGTACTATCACGGAAGCCACGCACAACTGCATCTTCAATAGCAAGTGCTAGTGTAGTGATTGCTACAGTAGCTACGTTTGTAGCCAACCCAGTTTCTTGTACGTTAAGTGCTTTCTGAGCATCAATAATGCCTGCTGTACGATCGTACTTAACTGTGAATGCTAAACTTGTAGCAACATCGTCGCCAACTGTTTCTGCACCACCGGCTGCGATACCAGTTTCAATATCTAAAATTTGGCAATCTGCTAAACCTGTTAAACGATTAATAACATTTCGGAAACGAATGTTACCACGTGCTCGTGCTTTTGCTTTAACTAGGGTAGTTGGCAATGTTGCAAAACTATCTCCTGAGTTTGGTGTAATTCCACCGTTATCGTTACCGTCTGCGGTAGGATATGTGCCGGTGTTTGCTACCCAAACTACACGAAATAGTCCTGGGTTTAATTGGTTAATGTCTTGTTGGAATCCTGATGGCATCTTTGTGCTCCTTAATTATCTAATATTTATGCTTATTTCACTTAAAGAAAATTAATGCCATTAGAACTGCTTGGATAATAAAGCCAAATCCAATAGTAACAATGTTTAGCATGTCTTTTTGTACTGTAGCCTTAAGAAACAGCAAAGTTAAGCCTGTCCAAACTAACAATACTAGATCAACTCCGGGTAATCGATCAGTTAGCCCGCTCATCATTGCCAATAAACTAGGAATCGTAGCGGCATGTAATACAATAGCCGCCATCCAACCTAGTGTCTCAGCTGAAATATGTGAGAACTTGTTTGCTACAAAATCTTTAAATTCAGTAATGCTTACGAACTGGTTCATTTGTCTTCCTTCTTTGCTGTGTAAAAAATATGGTTACCAATACTGCCTATCTTCTCTAGTTGCCAGCGTGGGTTTACATAGTTAGCATGATAATACAGTGCGTCTTTCAGAATGTCAAGTTTAAAACCTTCCAAAAGTACTTTCTTGGCTACTCTGTAGCTTTCATCGTATGCGGCTTGATTAACAGGGCGTGATTTAGCGGCGCTGTCACATGCCCATGAAAATTGGCACACGACTCGCTCCATTATAACATTTTTCTGATAAACCACACCGCAAACATCTTTGCCAAACTGTCCCTTGGCTACTCTATTCATAGTTACTTGTGCCACAGCAACTTTACCTTCAAACGGCTCATGACCCGCTTCACGATAGATATTAATTGCTAGACAATCCAATTGCTTTTCACGAGTTTGAATCGTAACAACATCTGGTGCGTTATAGATAGTCGATTCTTTCAGCCTCGACATTTTGTTTTGTGTTATTGATGTAACAAAGATAGTTACAGCAATTAGTCCTGCCAGTAGGGCAGACAATCTCATTACTTTTTCCATAGTGTTTTCTCCTTTCACTTGGTGTGATCAAAACAATCACATTACATTAAGGGAGTTAACTTCACGAGGCTCTGATGATGAACCCTGGGTTCGTGTAGTTGTCTCCATTAGCCTCCGACTTCTCATAAAAGTCAGTACCTTTGGCGAGCATGGCTTCCCGAATCTCACGGGTTTCTCATTGGCCAAGACTCGCGGGTCTAATCAAAATAGTACTACTTTTAACTAGACCTACTATCTTGTTTCTTTGCGAAACGTATAATATATAGTTCATATGTCCAAAATATCCCATATAATGTGGGGTTATCGTCTCATTTTGGCAATATCAACTGCTTCTTCATTACTGAAGACTGGTACAGCATTACTCTTGTGCATAGTAGCAATGCCTTTAACCATAGTACCTGTGTAAACTTTTGGGGCCTTGAGCGTTGCATTACCACCAGTATCAACACTTTTAAGATGTGCAGTGGTGTTTCGGCCTTCTGGTATAGTCAACTTATAAGTAGAGCTTAACGGAGCCGCAGTCATAGCACGATTGCGTTTTCGATCTTCAGCTTCTACATTATGCTTCTTGAGAAGTTCTTTCCAACTTGCGTCCAAATCTCTAGACTTTCTTGCTTGTTCTGCACTAGCAAATTTCTTTTTACCTTTTTGCTTGCCAGTGGTACTGAGCCACGGACCTTCTAAATGCATACTCAAAATAATCTCCAAAAGTTATAACAATACAGTTATTATACTGTCTAACTTTAGATAAGTCAATGATTGTTATACTCGAAAACTTTCCCCGCAACCGCAACGGTCACGTTCGTTTGGATTGATGAAATCAAAACCTTCATTTAGTCCGTTGCGGACCCAATCCATTGTTAAGCCATTTAGATAGGCTAGACTTTTGGCATCTACTAGCACTACAAAATCTTTTTGGGCAAAATTAGTAACGCCGGCTTCTGCGGTGTACTCATCTACATATTCTATAGTGTATGCTAGTCCACTACATCCTGTAGTTCTTACACCTAGTCGAATGCCTGCGCCTTTACCACGACGCTCTAAATTCTGCTTGATTTTTTTATAAGCTGTGTCGGTTACGGTAATCATTTACGGCCGCTTTGATAGCATCTTCTGCCAATATACTGCAATGTATCTTTACAGGAGGTAAGGCTAGCTCTTCGGCAATTTGACTATTTTTAAGATTAACAGCATCATCAATATGCATGCCTTTAACCCATTCTGTAACAAGACTTGAACTGGCAATTGCTGAACCGCAGCCATAAGTTTTAAATTTGGCATCTGTAATAACACCATCTTCGCCTACTTTTATTTGCAATTTCATCACATCGCCGCAAGCAGGGGCACCAACCATACCAGTACCAATACTAGGATCACTCTTATCAAAAGATCCAACGTTCCTGGGATTTTCATAGTGGTCGATGACCTTGTCGCTGTATGCCATACTGTATTTATATTATTATTTTACTTCTTTACGAGCGTTTTTAACTGCGGTAACATCGTTACGAGTTTCTTTGCACAACTTGGCCAAATCTTGACAATGTTTACGAACACGGGTGCCGGCGGCGCCAACTTCCTTGTCATAAAACTTTTCAAAGTCTGCTTCCATTGCTTCTACGATTGCTGTGAATTCTGCGTGTTTGTTTGTAGCCATTTTATTAATCCTTTATATGAAGTACAGAGTACTTATACCTAGTGTACAGGGGTTAAAAATAAATGTCAACCAACATTGGCGAATACAGTTGTGCTACTCGAACTGATACTTTGGCCGTCTGCGATAATGTCGGCCTCTCTTGCCATTGGCTTATCGTTTACAAAAACGGTTGTAGATCCTTGAGCAACAACAAGACCTGTAGCAGTAATTGAGCCTTCATGGGCTACTTTTTTATTTTCGATATAAGTGTCAATTGATCCAGAAATGATCATGTGTTGACTCGCCGAATCGATATCACAACGTGCTACGCCTGGCATTATCCAGGTCCTAATATTGTTTTAGAAGCAAGTGCCGATGCTTCGGCAGCCGCCTTCTTGACTGTTTCTGCTGGTTTAGTTATTCCAATCCAACCTTTAACTGTGGTAAACGCATTTGCAGCCGCAGTACCAATAAAACTTTCTGATATCATATTTCCAACCGACGTTGTGGTCCACGAAACAGCCGATCCAATACTTTGTTCAACTAGATTAGCGGCGGCCATTGCCGCTTTGATTGGACCAACATTTGTTACAGTGTCTTGAATTGTTGTAACAAGACCAGCTGGTTCAACGACTGTTGGTTCTATCCCAGATCTTACTAGCGCCGCATTAGTTGTTTGTTGTTGGAATTTATTATTTTTAATAGTCTCAGCTAACTGCACTTGACCGGTAGTTACACCTGCGGCAACCTGTGATGATACTTGTGCTAGTCCGACTTGCATGCCAGATAATTTTGCGGCAATTTCAGATTGTGTTTCCATCATACTTGCCATCATTGCTGACATGTTATTAAGAGCTTTTCCCTGAGCGGCTAGTACAGCGATTGGAGCACCTGGAGTGCCAAGTCCGGCCGCACTCCATTGAGCAATGTTAAATGAATTCATTGTGGTCATCTGTGTAGTTACAGCAAGCGTTAATTTATCAACCGCGGCCGCGATAGCAACAAGTTCAATGGTTTGATCAATAGTCGTAACTTGACCATTTGTCTGACCACTAAACGTACCAATTATTTGAACACCCATAGCTTTATCCTAATATATGCTAGTATTTATGCTAGAGCAATTCCGGTGGTGCTTTCAATAAATTGCTTGGCAAACGATGCATCTGTTGCTTCCGCTACTGTAACTGTGGATTTTTGTAGTTTGATTTCTTTATCTGGACTCACTGTAAACAAGTAAGGCATTAGTCCTGGACCTTTTGGGCCCATACCAATTACTTGCGGATTTTTTAATGTGTAATGTAATGGCCCGTCTTCTACTAATTTGGCGACAATTTCTTCGCCGCTTGTTAGTTTAAGTGTAACTACTTCACCTTCCGAGAAACCCTTTGAAATAAACATGTTATACCTTTAGTGTGTTGAAAAATTCTTCGTCTTTGTCAGCTAAGCCTTGAAAGCCGCCGGGTAAGAGAACCCCATTCTTGAAAATTTGTGGAACTGAACGAAGCCCTTGTTCCATGAGAAACTCTCTTGCGCCAGAGTTTTCCTCCATCTTAATTATCTTAAATGGAATATCTTTACTTTCTAATAGTGCTTTTGCTCTGTCACAAAACGGACAGTTGTTTTTTGAATATACTGTGATCATCTTTTCTCTTTTTATAGTGCGGGTAATTCGTCATACTCGATTGCATCACTCATTATGCCAATTACATAATTTGTGCTTTCATTTTCTTGTAATGCTGTTTGTTTCTTACTCGTATCTACGTGTTTATTAAACCACGGGATAGGGGTAGATTTAGGTGCTGGGTTGTTATACTTAATGCCAATATCTTTAAGTGCTCCAACTGCGGTGTAGTCCACGAAGTCTTTTAGAATGTTGGCATTTAATCCGATCACTGGCCCTTTATTAAACAAATAGTTTGCCCAGTCCTTCTCTTCACGGATAACATCCATGTATAAATTATACACTTCTTGTTCGCATTCTGCTTTCACTTCGGCAAACCTGTTATCTTCTTTAACCACTTGATTAATCAAATAAGCGGTCCAACCTTTGTGCAATAATTCGTCTTGTAAAATTAAACTGATGATATTGCCATTACCCATAAAAATACGATTCTCTACCATTGCAAGACTTGTAGCAAAGCTAACCATAAAACGGAAAGCTTCTAATGCATAACTTGCATGTAATGCCATCCATATTGCTCGAATGTATTCTTTTTCCGGAATAGTTTCGCCTAACTGCTTACGACAGTTAACCATGTGCAATGCTTCGTAGTAGTCGCCAACGCTTGAAGCCATGTCCACAATTTCTTTAGTGTCATGGATAGTATTGAACACATCCTTGGGCACATTATAGATATTTCGGATAATATGGCTGTAGCTCTTTGAGTGAATGTTAGTTTCAAAGAATGTCCAGTTGTACACCAATGCTTCTAGTTCTGGCAGGCTGATTACTGGCATAAAGATTTGGCTTGGGCCACGACCCTGTAAACTGTCCAATGCTGTCTGACGTAACAAGTTGCTGGTAAAGATATGCTTGACAGCATCACTGGCATCTTTAAAGTCATTGCTGTCTTTCGTTAGGCTAATCTCTTCAGGTTGCCAAAAGAAGCCACGTGCTGTTGCTTCAAAGTCTGCAATTTTTTTGTATTTTACTTCTTCAAATCGTTGTATGGTCACAGGACCAGCTGGGTCCAGAAACATCTTGCGATTGAGATAGTCTGTCTTGGTGTTTAAATTATATTGTTGTTTTGACATTTTAATATTTTCCTGAAGCAAGTACTATCTTGCAAATGTGTTCTAATCTTTCTATGTGTTCATAGGCACGCCATGGGGTGTTGCCAATGGCTACCACGCCGTGTCCTTTGATTCCCACTATGTCAAACTTGATGTTGCCTTCACGGTCAAGTCCCAAGTTGTGATGACATGCTTCGCCTAATTCTTCACTGATAGGAGCAACATCTCCCACATTGTGTGCTACCTTGGTATAACGATTGAGTTCTGGAAATGCATCACTAACAGTACCTAAGTCAATACCGGCGTGCATGGCCGCAATACAGTAAGTAGGATGAACATGCACTACCACACGCACATCGTCTTTGTGCTGTCCCAATTCTTTCTGTAGTCCAAAATGCAAAGGCATCTCACCACTAGGTTCCAAGTTGCCTGACAAGTCTGTTTGTTCAATGACTTCCCAATTATAGTTAAAAGCACCACTGCCAACACCACTGTTAATTGTTCTCCAGATTTTAATCTTCTTGAACATCTCTGGTTGCATGTTCTGTTTACGCACACCGCTGGGTGTTACATAAAAATGATCACGATCATGATGTCGTATAGAAATGTTGCCATCTCTGCTGGTTATCCAATTACGCTTGTAAGCGTCTACTAATATATCACAACAAGTTTCTAACATTATAGTTTACATGCCTCGCAGTCATCTTCCATTAAGTCTACTTCTACACGATGGAAACCATTATATCCATTCTGTGCTTGTTCTATTGGTGTCGGTTCAGCGGCCATCTTGCTACCTGCTTTGTTGATCAGACTATAGTAGAATGTCTTTAATCCCCAATAGTGAGCAAGCATTAAGTTTTTAGCAATTAGTGTAGTTGGTACTTTACGATCCGCAAAGTGCGCTGGATTGTAGAATGTATTTGTACTAATACTTTGATCTACGTAGGCGGCAATAACTGCGGCAGTTTTAATATAACCGTCACAGTCTTTCTGTTCCCACATCATTTGATACTTGTTCTTAAGTTTTGCATATTCAGGAACAACTTGTGTAAATGATCCAGCTTTACTTTCTTTAGTACTAATCAAACTCATAGGCATTTCAATACCGTTAGTGCTGTTAATAACAACACTTGAGCTTTCTACAGGTGCTACGGCCATTAGCGTAGCATTGCGTACACCATACTGCTTCATGTTACCACGTAATGTTTCCCAATCAAGTTCGGGGGTAAAGTCTGCTAGATCATTTGCACCAGTGGCCCTTAACTCCCAAGGAAATACACCTTGACCATAACGTGTCTTGTCGCTGTGTGTACAAGGACCGCGCTCTTTAGCTAGTTCAACGGTTGCTTCTGTTAGATAAAATGCTTGGTGTTCCATCCAGCTCTTAACTTCTTGTAGTGCATCCTTATCGCCGTAACGTAGTCCACGCTTGGCATGCCAGTAGGCCAAGTTAGTGATGCCGATGCCTAATGGTTGTATTTCATCGTTACTTAATTTACTTTGAATACTCAGGAAGTCTTGGTAATCAAGTATGTTGCACAGACTGCGTTGCAAAATGCGACAAGCCCGACGCATGTCTTCTGGGTTACGGAAGGCTCCCCAGTTAATAGAACCAAGAGTGCATAAAGCGATGCGACCATCAGCATCATCGAGACGCTTAAAAGACTTAGTAGGTAATAATATTTCACAGCAAAGGTTGCTCTGGTAAATTGTATGATATTCAGGGTCAAATGGGCCTTGGTTCATTACATTGTCAATAAACACTAGATAGATACGTCCTGTGTCAGTACGCTCTTTCAGTATGCCCGATTTGAATACTTCTTCGGCGCTCATCGTTTTCTTACGGAGCCCTTTTTGTTTTTCGTATTTCACATATAGTTCTTCAAAGCGTTCTGTGTTTTGATAAAACGCTTCGTACAAGTCAGGAACTTCGTTGGGATCAAAGAATGTTATGTCTTCTTTGTTTTTAAATCTTCTCCAGAAGAAGGCACTAAGCACAACCCCATAATCCATATGACGGACTCGGGTTTCTTCTGTTCCCTGGTTGTTCTTAAGCACAATAAGGTCATCAAACTGATGATGCCAAATAGGATAGAATACAGTAGCACTAGCATTGCGGATACCTCCTTGTGAACATGATCGCAAATCACCAAACCATTTTTTCAGGAATGGAATCATACCTGTGTGCATAATCTCACCACCACGGATGGGACTGCCTAGGGGACGTAGTCGTCCAATTTCTAAACCAATGCCAGCACGTTTACTGGCATACTTGGCCATCATTTCGCCACTAGCAAAAATGGAGTCAAGATCATCATCACTGCGAATGAGTACACAACTACTGAACTGCTTAGTGGGAGTGCCAAGGCCAGCAAGAACAGGAGTAGCGAGAGTAAATAAACCGTCTGAAGCCGCATTGTAATATTCCTTTATGTAACGCATCCTTGCGCTGTTGGGTTCTTCTTTGTGAAACACCGTTGCAGCCGCTATCATATATCTAATCTGCGGAGTTTCATATGTTTGTTTTGTTGCACGGTTTTTAACAAGATATTTTTCAATCAACTGCTCAATAGCCGCATAGCTATACTGCTCATCTTTTTCATGATCCAGCATGTCGTTCATCCGATTCCAATCGTCTTCTGTATACCATTCTAATAGTTCGGGGGTATACAAACCAACTTCAATATTTCGTTGCACAATAGAAAAAAGGCTTGGAGGTATATATGTTCCGTATACATCTTTTCGTAGCATACTTAAACGTTGTTTACCTGCTACGTATTGATAATTAGTATGCCCGAGATCTGGATTTGCTTCGACATCAATTAGATCTACAATAGCACGTAAAGTTATTTCATCAATTTCTTGAGTTGTAATACCATCATAAAAGTGTGGTTGGCTTTTAATCTCGATCATACTCTGACTTACATCAGCTATGCCTGCACAAATCTTTGTTATCTGGGCCTGCCATTTTTCTACTGCTAGTGGTTCTTTATTGCCACTTCTTTTAATTACTGTTATCTTTGTCATGTATTCTCGCTCTGTAAGTTGTACGATAAATTTATATATGTTTAGGAAGTATTTAGTGATGACATGTTATTGCCTAAATCATATTGGTAATCACCTCTTAAGGCATAATTTTGAAAGAGATTCTTAGTCAAATAAAGTTTATCAAACCTTATCACAGAAATAAAATTAATTATATACGTAGATTTAGATAAAAGCAAGAGCTATGCTTACCGATCTTTAGAATATTGAAGAATATGTGTAAGTTATTTCGCCACTATCCAATTGATTAATATATTGGACTTCAATAGTCGACGGTGTGCCAGTACCGTTATACTCGTTGCAGTTTTCATCTAAAAAGATAACTTTAAACTGTAATGCTTGAGATATTGGTTTATAGTTTCCGGTACTGTACTCAATATATGTTGTACCTTCTGGGCCAGCATAGTCATATTCGTCTGTATATTGTATACCGCTAGTTCCTAAATCTGGATAGGCTGTAATGCTAAGGGTACCTCTTCGGGTAAAGCCGTCATTACTACGGAAAGTATAATCGATAACGTAAGAAATATTGCCGTCAGTGACTCCGTAGATATCTGTGGCAATTGGTAATCTAAATGCAGTATCATAGTTTGTTCGGCCACCAGCTATGCCGCCTGGAATGATTTTAGGAGCAAACAACTGATAACTGCCAACTCCTGTTACTTCCGGAAAGTATGGAACGTCAACATTATCAATTCCTGGGTTGGCCAGATCACCGCCACTATCTTCGTTACCAAAACTTCTATCGGATAATATGTTCTTTGTTGAGTTTCCTGGACTGCCAATGTAAATTTGTGGATAGGTAGCCTGACTATGACCGTTAGTACCTTCATTTCCAACATTGTTTAGTTGCACATCAGTTATTGAATTACCAGTACCGTAGTATAGTAATACTGCGTATTGTTTCACACCATCGAATTGTACATTGGTAATTGTTGTTTGTCTTGGGCCATATTGTTCCCCGACTGCTGAACCGTTTGCAATATCTGGAATAGTAATATCGCCGCCAAGTACAAATCCCATTTTAACACTAGTGATATATAAATTATCAAATTGATTATTCAAAATATCTTGTTTAGTATAAACTGCATACGAAAAGCCACTAATGGTTATGTTTCTAAATATATTTCTTTCGCATGTTACAATGTCAGAAACTGCACGTAACCAAATACCTCGACTGGTAGTACTCAATGCGCCGACCCAACCACCTTCGATGTTTATATTATCGAATACACTATCTTTAACAGCATCCATTTGAAACGCTGTAGCAGTTGCTGACGTAGTTTTAATAGTCATGCCAGTCATAATAATGTTGCGTGGCTGTGTAACACCTAATGTGTTTCCTAATGTGTCAATAACGGTAGGGGTTGAGCTATCATTGATAAACTGTATAACTGGGCCTGTTCCGCTATGCAAAATCTTAGTCTTGTCTGCCCCAGCACCTGCTAGTGTAGCATAACTCGGGATATACAATGTACCAGTAATCTTGTATTCTCCGGGCGGAAGTATTAATACAACTCGATTCTTAGTTGCTTGAAATGCACCGATATCAGATGCTTTGGTAATGTTGGCGTTTAGATATAACTGAAATATAGCACGTTGGATATCAGCAGTAACATCAGTTGTACCATTGCCTAACTGTTGTGGATCAATAAAGTTGGCGAGAGTAACTTGATCGTCAAGCCGCTCTTGAATGTAACGTGTAATAGGTGTGTTTGAGTTTGGACCTGTTTGTATTCCTGTATCGGAAATTTTGTAGATATACTCTAGCAAGTTAAGAATGTTACCGTTGACACCTAGGTCAAGTTCTGTAATAATCTTAGTATTACCTACAGCCGGCGCTCCTTCAGCAACTGAACCATTACCTATGTAAAGTTCCTGTGAGTCGACAGCCCACGCCAATTCGCCAGATGCTAGTTGTGGAAATCCAGTTCCGCTTTGCGATTTACCGCGTCTAATTTGTATTCTTGAGATCTGTACGACAGCCATGTAAATATCCTCTATATGGAATATTTATCAGTTTTCGCGGTAGTATTGTTCCACTCTGTTCCACCACTGTTTTTCCCAGTGATCAAAGATGTCAGGAGTTAATATAAACTCTTGATAAGCAGGATCTCCCCAAACTAACGGTTTTATCTCTGGGGGTTTTACACACATAAACACAACACCCTTGCGTATGTTTGTGTTATGCACTTTATTGTGGGCTAGGGCGTATGCTACCATTTGTAGGTAGTAGTCCTCAATCCACTCTTCCTTCTTGGGCTTGTTAGTCTGTTTATGGTCCATGATTGCTGGATCATTTAAGTGCAGGCCTACACAGTCAGTAGTGCCTGCATACAATCCCGGATAGTACAAAGGTACTTCAACGCCCCATACTTCATTAACGTTTTTAAGTCCGTTTTCGATTATGTGCTGGGCCATCTTATGGCTTTGTACTGAGTAGGGATTAGTGCCAGGTTCGTTAACTGTACCTTGCACAATGTAGTCCTCAAGGAACTTGTGCATTCGTGTACCACGACCTGCGGCTTCTGTAACAATCTCTTGCGCCTTGACTTCACCCACACGCTTTTTCCAATTAAGGAGAGCTTGTACTTTTTCCCAAGGTTTAGTCTTGTCTAGGATTGTTGTTACTGATGGAACTTTGTTCCCATCGGGCGTAGCGTATAAACGCTTGCCTTCTACGCTTGCCCGGTCTAAGGGAGTGTAGTCATATCGTTCAGTTAATAGAGTCATATAGCGCAAGTATACACTAACTTACGCTAACTGTCAACAATTATTTGCCTAATTTAGTTGCACGTTTAGCCATTTTTTCCATTTCGTTTGGCTGTGGAGTACCTTTTTCAACTTGTTTTGCTTTATTGGCTGTTTTGATAACTAGGCCGTGGCTATCATAACGATCCACAATGGATTTTAACACAGGGTCACTATCCCAACGTGCGGCAAATCTGTCATAGTCTATTGCTGGAGCACCCATCTTAGCACTAGCGGCAGCTAGTGCTCGCCACGTCATTGTGGCTTCTGAACCTTTACGGTTGGCTGCTGATTGAAGAGCCCTTAGTGTTGCCACTAAGGGATCGATTGATTCATTTACTTTTTTTTTGAATTTAACAACATGCCTAGACGTCTGCTGTAATCTACTGATTCGCGTTTTTCTCTGCCTGTCTCTGCCGCTGGAGGCATAGCTGTTTCTTCTTCGCCTTCTGCGCCTGGCATTGGAGGTGCCATTGAATCTAATTCTGCGCCCATGTCTTCTGCTCCTGCATCCATTCCGCCTAGTGGTGCGCCCATTGTTGGAGCCTGTTCACCTGAGACAATTGCTAGTGCGCCTGACAAGCCTTGACGACTTGTTTCTAATGCTGTATAAATTGCTTCCAATGCTGGCTTAACGGCACTATTGTACTGTTGGGCTACATCGCTGCCTTGTTGTTTTCCTATGGAATCTACTAGTTCTAGCAACTGTTCTGCCTTCATAGCGGCTACATCTTCTAACCAGCCTGTAATACGATCAACCATATCCTTGGTTGCCATGATAATCTCAGCCTTGTCTTCTTCGCCTTCTAATAACATCCAGCTAGCTTGTGATTCATTTAAGTCATAACGTAATTGTAGTTCTGCCTTAAGTTCTTCGCGATCGCTTTCGCCTAATTGGATTCTATTGATAGCTGATTCAATCCAGCTGTCAGGTACTGCAAATCTGCTTGCACGATTACGGATGAATGATGCGTATACTGTGCTTTCTGTTTTCATTGTTTCTTCGTCCTTTTCATCACATTCGCATGGATCTTTATGGCAATCAGAGCAAGTATCATCATCTGTACTTTCTTCGCGTTCCATGATCTCTTGATTGATACAGTCTAAGAACATGCGTGTCTTTTGATAGTCTGGGCTTTCTAGCACAGAATCAAAACTTTCGCTTAATTCAAACTGGCTAATCTTCGTACGAAGTTTGTTACGTGCATCTTCAAGCTGTTCTGTAGTGAACTGCTCTAGGTTAATTTTGTAACCAAACTTCTTTGCTAGGCTCTCGTTGAGTGCTTTAGCTGTAACGGGTTGTGATAACTCTCTAATTTGCATGATCTATTCCTAGAATTCTTATTATGTATTTATACGAAACTCCACTTAAACATTCTGGAAATCTGCTCCTTGAAATGTTGTGTTTTGTATTCTGTATCTTCTAACTTATTTAACAAAATTATATACCTATCGAGATCTTTAGCTGTTTTAATATTCTTTTTGTAAACTTGTAAATCTGAATGATTAGCCCAGTATCGATTATCTAATTGTTTAATCTCAAAGAACTTTGTCAGCTGTAGACTATTATACGATTTTGCTGCCATTAATGCACAGGTTTTGAGATAGTATTCTTCAATTAGATGTTTGCTACCGTGATTGTAAAGTCCCCAGTTGCCTGTTTTAAGCTGTCTAACAAGATACTTTTTATATACTATACCGCCGTCGGGTAAAACTGTAACGGGTAGTTGCTTGTTAAATTCGTTAGCAAATTGCTCTGCTAAATCCTTAACTGCTATCTTCTTATGTTTTTTATTTGTATTTTTCATTTGCTACTATGCTAGGATCTGTTTGTCCTATCTTAGTTACCAAACTTTTACGGATCATGGCCTGAACTCTGAACTGTTCTGTCTCAGTAAGTGATGCTAGTTTAACTGGACTACCTAGCTTCTTCAAAAGATCAGCTTCCTCATTAGTAGTCCATATTTTAAAATCATCAATTAGTTCGCTGATTTTCATCTAAGACCTGCAATAGTTAGCATACTCGTTAACAATTGATCATCTGCTGATTCTTTAGTCGGCAAACGCATTGGAGGAGCACCGATACCTGTTTTCTCAGCACTTTGTACACCCATTGGTCTTCTTGCAGTCCCAGCAGTGCCAGTTCTTGTCATGTTTTCAAAGTCGCTAGGAGCAACAATAATTTTACTACCTAATCTCTGATCACCGCCTTCTAATCCCGGAACCATTTGTCCGTTAACCTTAAGCATGACCTTACGGAAACCTTGGTCTTCGGCTTTTGCTTCAACTTCAGGAGTAATTGCTGTCCATAATTTGCTTGCCACGATTGGCGTTGGACCGCGTCCGCCTGCATTTGCTGTGGGTTGTGGACCATGGTTGACCGGATAACCAACACCTGGCTGTTCTTCTTGAACCTTAGCGGCATCAACTTCCATACCAGGTTGCACATTAGGTATTTGCATGGATAAACTATTAGGTTTATCTCCTGGAGTAATCTGAGTTGCATCCACTGTGGTAGTCTGGCCTGTTGGGCTTTGTACATCAACTTTACCAGTTGCTGGATCTACCTTTGATACTTTGCCAATCATCTGACCTGGAATAGCTGTTTCTTCTACTGGCCCAACTGGCTGTAGCTTTTCTTTAGCTTTAGCGTGAGCTACACTAGGATTAACTGTTTTCTTAGTATACTTCTTGGCCTTTACACCTTTTTTGTGTTCACCTACGATTTGAATTATTTTCATTGTTGTTCCCCGAGGCTTAATTCAGCACTTTGTAATTTATTAATATGGCGTCTAAATTTGTCAATTTTACCCCTAGCACGTAATAGTTTAAATGCTAGATTTTCTACTGAATACTCACCATTTGTTTCTAATCCGGCTTGGCGCAATTTGCGTATCTCTGCCATTGTTTCTCTAGCAGTATTTAAGTCATTTGTTCTCATTGCTTGATTGATTCTGCTGGCATAGTTTCTAGCTTTTTTAGTAACATCTGCATCTCTAATCGTAGGAGGTTGATGTTTAGGCTTGCTAGTCCATCGATCGTTTAGTACACTGTATATTCCTGCTGATCGATGTGGCTGTTGTATATCTTGTACATATAGTTCTACATCAATGTCTTTAATCTTAATGTTGTGTGTAAAGTTATACTCATTCTTTTTAGCTGTGTATAATTCTGAAAGCTCTGGATGCTCCTTGGGCATGTCTACAACTAGGTGTAGATCCAAGTCACTACTATCGCTATAACCGTATGCGGCATTAGATCCACTTATGGTAATGTCTCGTAGGTTAAGTTTAGGCACGTTAAGGAACTTGGCAAAATGCATGGCAATTGCTAGTAGCTTGTAACGTACTTCTGTGATTAGGGTATTGTTATCCCAAACTTTGGGATTGAGTGTGTCGTGATAAGTGACGGGTTTGATTGATTCTTCGAATTCTATAATCTGCATAGCACATATTTAACACAATTACAGACCAAGGAATTTTAATATATGAGGGAAACTTACTGAGTTTAGCCAACCTGTACCAGCGGCAAAGGCCAATGCGGCCATGACGTACATGGTCCACTTGTTTTTGAGTTTTTCTAACTTGTTGAGTCTTTCATCCATGACATCATGGATTACCCCATCTGCGGCATGTAGCTTTTCAGCGTGTTCAAAATACTTTACACTGTTAGCACGATATTCATCCTGCATTTTTTCCAGTTTGTCTGCCAGCAATTCGCGGGTGTTATCCAAGCAGTCATGCATGTCTTTGACATCGCTTCGAATGTCTTTTTGAGAGTCTTTGATTGATTCGATACAGACAATCATGGCATTTATTTTAGTTTCTACTATCGCTACCCGCTCGGGTAATGCCGCTATTTGTGATTGCGCTTCTTTTGTGGCCATTCTGGGCTCTCCAATGTTTTAAGTCAGGGACTCGCTCCGAGTCATGTGCCTAATGTATGATTGAATGCCTATGTGCCTTTGTAGTACTTTGATTATACTAGAAGTATTTATCACTTCTTATGAAAAACAATATTGGAGCCAGGATCGGCTGTGTTGAAAACTGCATACTGTTGTTCCATCAACTCATCTAGGCCTGCTATGTAAGGAACCAAATGGAAATCTTGTATCAAGTGTCCCACAGGATTATTGTCAATTTCAAATAGTAAATCTTCACGCTCTGTATTAAAATCAAATCTCCATACCCGTAATATCTCATCGGTATCAAACCCAATCAGTTTGCCGTTTACTTCTGTCATGACTGGTTTGTTTTGAAAACTAATGTTAGCTCTAATGCCAAGTATTTGTAGCACAGTTTGAAAGTTTTGTTCCTTCCAACGTGCGTGTTCTTTGCCCGCTTCCGATCTGTATTGTCCAGTATGCGTAATATCTACAAGGGTGTAAAGTTTATATTCCATGATAGTATTTAACAGTCGTAAAAAAGCCCCGCTTTAAAAGCGAGGCTTAGTCTTCCCATCCCTGAGAATTATTTGCTATTAGGCAAATGTTGCGGCTGCTACAGTTGATGTACCAGCTGTTGAAGCATTGATTGCGGCTTCTAGAATGCCGAAACCTGTACCTGTGTCAATACCACCACCAGCTGGCTTTGTGTCACCTGCTGTTTGTGTATTAGAAACAATACCAACGATCAATACATCGGCTGATTGTGCGTGTGCGAAATAAATTTCTGCTGTGGCTGCAACTCCACGTAGTGCCTTTTGATATAGGCTGTCAGCGGCAGTTGCGCCTGTACCAACGCCTGTTAGGCCTGTTATTTTCAAGAATATTAAATCTGGTGTACCAAAACGTGAAAATGGGTTTTCTGCTTTTAAGTAGTTTGCGGCTACTGTTGTTCCGACTAATGATGGCATAATAATCTCCTCTGAATATGCTTAATCAAATACTCACACTCTGTGAGCTTTGTATATGTATTTAGTATTTGAGTTTAAAAACTAGGTCAAACTGTTAATTTTTGGCGAATATTTTTGAACCAATCTATACTGCCTTCTTTAAGATGCGGATACTTTTTAGCCATGTCATCGCGGAATTGTGCTAGTCTTGGGCTGTTGATACCGCCTACTTTAGCGATCATGCTTTCAACGTTGCCTAGATCGTCAGCTGTTGCTCCCTTGCCCAGAACAATTTCTGCTACCTTATCTATATCACGGGTAATAACTTCGCCTGTAGCACGATTCTGTAAGGCGCCGCCAAATCCATTGTATTGGAAGGTACGGTCTGGTTGTCCGGGGATTGAGTTAACCAAACTAGCCAATGCAAACTGTTGATCCTGACCACCATATGGACTGTCTTTAACACTATAGTCATGCTCATGATGCCGCCCAATTTCGTGGGCATGTTGCATGGTCATTAAGTCTACTTGAAAATAAGCTGGCATGCCTTGTATTTCAGCACCCATAGGATAACCTATGTGTACATTCTTACCTATTTGTAATGTGGGGAAATGCTCGCTCATGTGCTTGGCTAGTGCGGCACGGACTACTTTGTCGTCTGCGCCTTTCATAAGTCCTAGACTGTCTTTGATAGCATCTGTGTCAATAAACACATCTACATCACCCGAGTCTATTTTACTAGTGCCCTTGTGTGCAAAACGGTGTTCTGGATCAAAAGATCCAGCTCCACCACTGCGCCAAAATCCTGGATCACCTAGCGCATCTAGTATAGGCTGTAATCCTTGTTTAACTTCAAGAAACTGTTTAGGGCTTAGGCGTACAAGTACACCCTTAGTTGGCGGGCTATCTTGATCATCTAGTGTGCTAATGCCTAATTTACGTAATGCTGATCCACTCATTCTTTTGATTCCTGTATGCGTTTGATACCACGCTTAAATTTATTTGCGTCAGCACTTTTAATACTGTTGATAAAGCGGCGCTCTAGCTCAGCGGCCGTTTCAATATCGTAATTCTCGCGAATTAGATTAATTAAATTGACAGCACTTTGTATTAGATTAGTACCCCTGTTCTCGATAACCAAATCGGTATCGCGGCTGAGGCCTATATCACTAAGTTCCTGCAAAATTGATCGAGTACTTTTACGCATAGAGTTATTGTCTTTTAGTATTTATCGTATTGTAACATATTGATTTGGCAATATCAAGTGAGTTGGATTTAATCTTGTTGTAACATTAACAGGACTAAATACTCAGTAGAAACCATGAGTGACTACACATACACAGAGGAAACAAAATGAAATATCTATCAGAAAAGATGCAGTCTATACTAGAACGTTTGAGTGAAATGTTTCCGGGTAGCAGTTATCAATCAAGTCTAGATGCTTATCTAGCAGACAAAGGCATTACCGATGCCGCACAGTTGGAAAACTATATCCGTCAGTTTAACTATCAAAAGGAACAATATCTATGAAAAACTTTTTAAACACCATGTACAACATTTGTCTATCAATTGGCCAAACCAGAGCGGCATGTGCATTGGCTCGTGTAGGCCGATATGAAGAAGCAAAAGCCTTGATGACCAAGTAAGTTGTTGCGCCGCAAGAGATATATACACTATGAATTTAGTTTATATACACGGGGCTAATGCCACAAGCGAGAGCTTTAATTATATTAAGAGTAAACTGGGCAATGGCTTAGATCTTAACTATGACAGTCGAAATGGGTTTGAAAATAACCTAAAAGACATGCTGTCTACATTGCAGGATCATAAGGATCTAGTGTTTGTTGCTCACAGTCTAGGCGGGATTTATAGTTTACATTTAGCTAACTCAATGCCCGAAAGTGTTAAAGGTGCTGTGACACTGAGCACTCCATATGGTGGTGCTGAAGTAGCGGACTATGCCCAATACTTCTTACCATTCAGTAGGCTCATGCGTGACATTGGTCCTAGTAGTTGGGTAATGAAGCAGGCTAAACGTATTAAGATACAGCATCCTTGGACTAACATAGTAACAGTCAAAGGTCAAAGTCCTTTTATGCATGAGGCTAATGACGGTGTAGTAACCATTGCTAGTCAGAAACATCATGAGGACATGGAATTAGTAGAAGTAGATTGTAACCACTATGAGGTTGTGCTCAGTGACGTAGTGGTTAAACTTATCGAGGAACGAGTAAACAAGTTCAAGAAATAAGTTGCTTTTTTATCACAGAGCATATATAATAGTACATAGAGAAACACAAGTATCTATGTAAACAGACATTACACACAGGAGATTATTATGTCACAATTCGAAACACCAAAACTACCAGAAGTTAAATTCAGCAAGAACGGTTACGAGATCCGCACAGACGTGCTGTCCATGGCTAAAGACGCTGTTATGGAAGAATACCACTCAAAGTTCCGCGGTTGGGAAATGTCAGTGGCCAAAGATGAAAAGACTGGTCAAGTTGTTAC